CCCCTTTACAGGTCGCCAATATGAGAGCTGGCCTGTTCCGGCGGGTGGAAAATCAGATAGGTGAGGCCCACAAGGTCGTCATGGGCAAGCAGGAGTGGAGCCCCACTCAAGCGAGAGTGTTCGCGACAATGTTAAACAAGGTAGTACCTGACCTGACCGCCAGCTTTGTGCAGCATGAGCACAACATACAGGACGCCCCAGAGAAGATGACACGCGAGCAGCTTGAGACCATTGCGATGGGCGTGGGCAAGGTTATCGAGGCTGAACCTACAGAGGAGGACGCATGAGCCTTTCAGCACAGGAGGCAGCCCAGCACTTGCTCAAGCTGAAGGCGGCAGAAGAGGGCTTCCTCGGCTACGTTCGGCTCCAATACCCTAACTGGAAGCTCCCTGACTTCCATTTGGAAATGATTGACGCCCTAGATCACCTAGAAAAGAACACTCTCGACAGCCATCACGGGCTTTCAGTCGCAGAAAAAGCTACAACAGAGCTCGTTCCTGTGCGAAATCTGCTCATAACCATGCCTCCAAGGCACGGAAAATCCACATATGGCTCCGTAATCTTCCCGTCTTACTTCATGGCGAAGAAGCCTACGCGCTTTATGATGTCTACATCGTACAATTCACAGCTTGCTACAGACTTTGGGCGCCAAGTACGCGACCTTTGCAATGAGCCTCTCACCTCCCAAGCCTTCCCTGACTTCGAAATGTCCGCTGACAGCCGCGCAGTGGACCAGTGGCGCACTACTTCGTCTGGGGCCGCCTACTTCATCGGTGTGGGCGGTACGACCTCTGGGCGTGCTGCTAACCTACTCCTGTTTGATGACCCTCTAAAGTCCCGTGAGGAGGCGGAGAGCGCCACTCAGCGCAACAAGGTGTGGAACTACTATGTGTCAGCCCTATCAACCCGCTTACAGCCTGACATAGACAGCGTGCCTCCGGCGCAGATTATAATTCTGACCCGCTGGCACCCTGACGACTTGGCTGGACGGCTAATGCAGACGGACGATTGGAAGGAGGGACGATGGAACCACATCAACTTCCCCGCCATCGAGGACCGGCCCATCCAAGGTGACGCTGGCAAGATCAGCCGTAGCCAGCTCCCGACTGACCACTCCGAATACTTGGCTCCCAATGAGGCGTCGAAGGTTTCGCACAAGAAGCGGTACATCCGAAAGACGGAACCCACTGCTCTCTGGCCTGAGCGCTTTTCTGTAGAAGACTTGGAGCGCCGCCGCCGTTTAAACCCGCGCGAGTTCGCTTCCCTGTACCAACAGACCCCTTACATCCAAGGCGGTAACATGATCCGCGCCCATTGGTGGCGTACTTACCCAGAGGATATGAAGCCGGAGAAGTTTTCGACCCTTATCATAGCGGCGGACACAGCGTTTAAGGCCCGACAGGACAGCGATTACTCCGTAATGATGACGATGGGGCTCGATACTACTGGCGATATCTACATTGTTGACGTGATCCGAGAGCGTTTTGAGTTCCCTGAGCTCAAGCGACGCATGATACAGGTCAACAATCAGTGGCGTGGTCGCGGTTTACGGGGCATTTACATCGAGGATAAGGCCAGCGGACAGTCGCTTATACAAGAATTGCAGCGCGAGAGCGGCGTATCCGTCATTCCTTACAAGGTTTCTTCCGACAAAGTGACCCGCGTGAACTCTGTTCTGCCCTTGATTGAGGGTGGACGAGTGTATTTGCCGGAGGCAGCGCCTTGGATGGACGCCTTCCACGAGGAGTGCCAGTCTTTTCCATCGGGTAAGAACGATGACATGGTAGATGCGCTTGCCATTGGCCTTGACGTACTGGCCCGTACCCCCGCGACCGGAGAATATTATACTCCATCGGCGTTTTCCCTCCCTAATTCTGGCGACAGCCTGTGGTCGTCCAAGTCTGACCTAAACAAAGTTGGAGGGTCTTGGCGTGGATGGGGTGAATAAGGACGACCACCGAGCATTGAAGAAGGTAAATGTGATCTCATGACATTAACGACAACAAATTACCGTGCGGATTACGTTCCAGATAACGATGGTATCGTCGTTGACTTGTCCGATCACGCAGATGCCCTCATGAACTATGAGGATATTTCATCACGCCTTAGCGTCGAACAGGAGCAGAAGCTCGTAGACTATGTTCGCTCCGCGATGCAAATGTCGTACGACCGTATCTCGAAACGATACGAACACTGGAAGCAAGCTGACCGAGCGCATGACGTTTACGTACGCCCTGACGCTACTGCCTTCCGTGAAAAGGCGGTTATTGCTGACACCCGCGCGATATCAGATACAGTACATACGTATCTTATGGCGGCCCTTACTGGTCGGAACCCTATGTTCCAGTTGGAAGGACTGAACCGAAAGTCTTGCAAATCGTCTCAAATAATTGAGCGCTTGCTTCACCAGCAGATGCGACGCACAGCAGGGGAGGCTCGAATTGCCCAACACCTTCTGGACAGTATTCGGTACGGATACGCCCCCACAAAAGTTACGTGGGATGCTACGAACAAAACCAACAAGATCACCAACTTCGACCCGCGCCGCGTTTTCCACGACCCCCGCGTACAGTGGGGAGATTGGGAGCGGATGCAGTACATCATCTTCTCTGATTTCTCATCTTATGACGCTCTCCTCCAGACGGGCATGTACCCTAAACTCAAAGAGTACCCAGCACTCCGCAACAAGTTCGCGGCTCCGACTGGTGGGTGGGACGGACATAAGTGGCACAGGGAAGCCGGACGAGGGCTAAGTATAGACCCCGCTGATCGCAACGCTCGCGGTGGTGGAACCTTCTTCGCGCTGGGCGACAGCCGTGTCATAGACGAAAGCTGGATACGTCTGGCTGGATATGAGATTGGCGTCCCGAAAATAGAACAGTTGTGGATGTGCATTACGGTTCTCGATGAGAGCGTGATTATTCGTTGCCAACTCAACCCTTACGGCAGACAGTTCCCTGTTGTAATCGGCGGCCTGTATCACGACGCGCATAAGACATACTCACAATCGTTGTATGACGTTCTTTTACCTCTACACGATGTGGCTACTTGGCTGCTGCGATCTCGTATCGACAACGTACAGGCCGCTTTGACTAACCTCATGTTCGTCGATCCTACGCAAGTTGCCATTGGAGACCTCATAGATCGCAATGCACACGGGATTGTACGCACAATGCCTGGTGTTAAGCCTGGGGAGGGCGTCTTTATCGCCCAAGTTCCTGACGTAACTAGGTCACATTGGGATGATATTGAGCGTATGTCGGGACTAAAGCAGCGTTTATCGGCTGCTTCCGACGCCCAACAGGGTATGCCAACGGCAGAGGGTGGTGTACGCACCGCTACGGAAATCCAAAGATTGACACAGCTCGGCTCCCAGCGGCTTGGTGTACTCGCTCGTACCATTAGCGCCACCTCAGTGCGCCCAATGGCGCGTATGATGGTCGCCAACGTACAGGATTTCTTCTCTTCCGAGAGCTCCATACGTATTGGCGAGCAGGATAATGCTTCATCCCTGCGCGGAATGGTCGAAGACGGCTACCTCGACTTCAAACTTTCCGACATTCAAGGCGATATCGACTATCTCGTAGTGGATGGCACTCTCCCGCTTGAGCCAACCCGTAATGCGGAGACATGGATCACCATGCTCAAGACGCTAAACGAGACTGGCCTAGCAATGGAGTACAACTCCGGCAAGATCGTCGAGGAGGCCATACGCTCAATGGGTGTATCGGACCTTGACCAGTTCAAAATTTCTAAGGAGCAACAGGCCGAGGGGCCAACCAAGTCCCAAGAAATGATGATCGCAGAGAAAGCCCGTGGCGCTTCGGTCCAGCCCCAACAGCAGATCGAGAGCGAAGTGCAGAAGGGCAACCTCGTACCAATGAGAGAGAACAGCAGATGACAAAGCCACACAGCAGCATATTGGCCTCTCGCATAGAGCCCCATCTTCGAGATTATATCGACGCTCGCATTAACGAAGAAAATAAGCCCGTGCGGGACGACATAGCCGCATGTCTCGTTGCATTGTCCTTTAACAACGGCACTACAGAAGTGAAGTTGGGTGAACAGGAGGCTAGGCTGAATGACATTTATGCGTTGCTCAGCTTGCCCAGCTACAAAGTCGTCAAGCTCCTAGAGCTTGCACAGAAGGATTAAGAATGGCACGTACTAGCGTCCCATCAGACCAGCTAACCTTTAGGAGTGCCTCCACCGGCATTCACGTTCTCGATACGTATTTAGAAGCGTGCGAGAAGGGCGGCTTTACGCTCCCTATTCTGCTCGATAATCTTTTCACGTCCTCTGGCGGCCTAAACCCTAGCGCCGTTGACTTCAGAGTGCAGCTAAATTCAAGCGGCGAGCCTGTGTTCCAAGCTCGTTTCGGTCATTACACTGACCCTGACATTGGCTGGTTCGACACAAACCAGAAGTTCTTTCGCCAGAAGGGCGTATATGCTGCAAACATAGCCTTCGGTCTGCTCGATATGACGCGACTAGGCCAGAAAGTATTCGTATGTACTACCCCGCACACCTCTGGTGCGGTCATCGACACGTCAAAGTTCACAGAGTTCTTTGATGGAACAGCAATACTTTCCGAGATCCAAAGTTTTAAAACAACCTCAGAACCGCGTTTAGACTTGCTTGAGGAAGCAGTCCTTCTCGGCATCGACGTCCTTTAGAAAGGGAAAAACGAATGAGTACGCAATCTCTTAAAGAACTGGTTGATGCTATCAAGGTGCAAGGCAAGACACTAGCCAATGCAACAGGCACTTCGGCAGCTTCAAGCCGTGACTTAGTTTATCTCTCGACAGCAGTTGAGCGTCTATTCGGAGCCGACGCTCTGTTAGGCATGATCGACACGGCTTCACGCCCCGTCGAGACGGTAACAGTTGCGCTCGCAACATCACAAGCCAGCACGCTCACCGACGAGCAAGTGGCTCGCACAGTTGTGAAGCTGTCCAATTCGTCCGCTACGCACACTGCGACAGGCTACGTCTTAACGGTTCCGAACTCAGGTATCGCCTTCGTCATAGACAACGATTTGCCTGTTCCAGTCACAGTTAAGACTTCGACCCAGACCACGGGCATTCCTTCCATTCCCGCCAACTCAGTTGGCTGGGTGTACTGTGAAGGTACGAAGGTTTCCCACGTCATCGACACCGCCGCGATCACAGCGGCAATAGTTACACCAATGACAAACGCTGGCGACATGACTTACAAAGATGGCCCGCCGGTCACAATGTCAGTCACTTACTCTGTGCACGTACGTAAGAATGGCATTGAGAACTATTACTACATCCGCCCAGAGCAGTATGACGATAGCGGGTTTTATACCCACTACGACAAGGCCCCAACACTGTCCTTGTACCCGTCGCGCATTTACACATTCGACGTTTCAGACGCATCCAACTCAGGGCACATCTTTTCGTTCTCTACAACATCAGACGGCACGCACAACTCAGGTGCAGCCCTTCTAAGTTTCGACGCGAGTAGCACTGTCCATGTCGTTCGGTCTGGTACAGAAGGTACGTCCGGCGCAACAGTGACGGTTACTATGCCAGCTACGCCCAACGTGGCCTTGTTGTATTACTACTCACAAGGAACAGACAGCGCCTCCTTTGACACGATCAACCTTGGCGGTCAGATCAATTTCCTAACAAGCACAGCCGTCACTCGCTTGCCCGTTGGCAATTATGGCGACACTATCGGCATTGATCGTTACACTCAAAAACCAGCATGGCAGGATTGGGGTTCAAACGAGAACCGCAAAGTCGCATCCCTCTCACGCGACACAACGGGTCTCTGGTCTGGCGGAAGATACAAATTCGCTAACCCAATCACAGGCTCGTCAGGCTCGGCGGGTGACGCAAGCTACATCTATGCCAGTGACAAAGGCACTTGGGACATGACGCCAAATGGCTGGGGCTCGTACCTTCACAGTTCAGCTATCGTCCACAATCGCGGCAAATTGGAAGGCACGAATTGGGGCCATTCAACCGAGGGTGCAAACGGCAAATACTACAACGGCGATAGCATGTGGGAAGTTAATGGCTACGCCAAGAACGGTGTAGGCCAGGGCGGTCACAGAAAAGACGACGATAACACAGAGTTCTCGGATGTGATCCAAGTTGTGAACTTGTGGACAATCTCAATGCACCTTCTCGCAAACGGCGACCTATATATCACGGGTCACGGCGACGAAGGCCAACAGGCTGATGGCGCGAATACGGATCGTCAGTACTTCCATAAGGTCAACTTCCCGTCGAGCGCGGGGCGTGTACGCAAGATCGTCAGCGACAACTGTAGCAGTGGTGAAGTAGCTGTAACCCTCATGGTGCTGATGGAAGACGGCGACCTCTACTCGTGGGGCTATGGCGTCAACGGACAACTCGGAGTTGGCAACGTGACCAATTACAACACTGTCCAGAAAGTCACCGCGTTCGATAAAAACGTGAAATCAATCTCTGTAGGCGGCGGCGATTACGGACACTGCATGGTAATCACAAACGACAACAAGCTGTATAGCTGGGGTTATAACGGATACGGTCAATGTGGTCGCGGCAACACGTCTTCAATCCACAGCACGCCCGTTGAGATAACCATATCGGGTCAAATCCCAATCAAAGTGCAGTGTTGCTCGGCGGGTAGCTACGGTACGTCAACCGTACTGATGCGCTCCGGTCGAGTTTACGCTTGTGGTAACAATGATTATGGGCAACTTGGAAACGGCAACACGACCAACCAAAGCACATTTATCCAAGTGGGCGGTGGCCTCGGCGTCGATACAAACAAACACGTAATCGACATTTTCCCACGGGGCGGATACGGGCAAAACGTCTGGTTCTTACTTGAAGATGGCAGCATGTACGCTTGCGGACAAAATGGCACCGGCGTACACG